CGCGATACTTCCACTGGCACACGTTGGCGATGATCTGCCGCTGGGGCAGCATGACGCCGGCCAGATCAAACTTGCTGGCCAGCTCGAACTCGACCAGATCGCGGTTCTCGTTGGACTTGCGATCGACGTACCACAGCTCGGTCGGGAAACGGGCGTTGGGGTCGGCTGTCGGCTCGCTATCCAGGAATTTTTTCAGTGTTCGCACCCGACGGACCATCGCACCGCCAAGATCGTTGCCTGGTGTGGTCGCATTGACCAGCAATAGCAACGTGGTCATGTCGCTGAACAAGTTGCTGATCCGTAGCGTCGGGCGAGGCAGGCTGCCAGAGCTGCTGTAGTCGAACCCTGTAGCCTCAACCGGAAGCCTGACGTAGGTGTTGCCGGCAAAGACGATGTTGCCGGTGACGGCTGCATTGACGCCGTTGTGCCAGTAGTAGGTCGTCGTCGCGCCATGCAGCGTGGCGTCTAGCTGCAGCTCGAACAGCTCGATGATGGCGTTTGGACCGAGGACGCTTACGTCTTCGTAAACCGCGCTGGTGGCTTGCCAGGTGACTGTTCCATCAGTAATGAGATCCCCGAGGCCCAACGGCCAAGCGGGTTCAGTCGAGGCACTTGTGCCTGCAGTGGAACAGCGATAGACAAGGCCGTTCCTACGAGGGACCAGCGTCGTGGCTTTGACAATGTTGCCAACGCTGTAGGCGGTGCTGGCTTGCCAGGCTGCGTAGGCCATCAGGGCTCGAACACTTCCTCGAATGTAGCCGTAATGTTGTTGAAATTACAATTGACCAAGCTGTTGTTCCATGTCTTGCAGACCCATTTGCCTGCATAGCCAGCCGGATCGGTCCAATCAAATGACTCGACGCCGCCCCGGGCCCGCAGGAATCCCAAGATGTCGTCTCGCTCGATATCGGTGCGGTTCAGGAAGGTTAGAGACCACTTCTTGGGTTGCGTGTTCAGGCCATAAGCAAGCCGCTGCTCGTAGCCGTCACCAAACTTCACAGACCTGATTCGAGGCTGCTCCTCGAGATCGGCGCTAAAGCTTGGCGTGTAAGTGAAGGTTGCCATCAGCGTGTGTTCGCGAGGAGGCCGCCAGGCCGTTGCATCTTCACGATTTCAGCCTGCACGGCCGCACCGATGATGCGGCCCATCTGATTGGCCCCGGGGCCATCGCCCTCGACAGCAGTTCCACTGGCATCAACGCTGACATTCACGACCGTGCTGCCGCCGCCGCTGCTGGACACACCCAGTCTGCCATCGGATCCCCGGCGCAGCGGCAGAATCGCCTCCGGGCCCGCCTCGCCCATGAGCCCGATGCCCTTTGCGAACGGGAACAGGGTCGGTCGATTGACCACGCCGCCATAGGCGAATGGAACGATGCCGTTTTTGGCGTAGGCGTTGCCCATTGCGTTTGGCTTGAACAACCCACCAAGCAGGCCGCCGCCAGTGCCAGTGCCGGACATTACTCCAAACAACGCAAAGTTTATCGCTACATCCAGGAGTCTGTTTGCAATTGAATTAAGCAGGTCAGATGCTACCTGCTGCAGGCTCTTCGTTCCGTCGATCGCCCCTTGAATTGCGCTCACGACTCCATCTTTGATCGAAGTGCCGATGTCAGAGTAGAGCTGCTTCATATCTTTCGCCGCCTGTGTTTGCTGCACAAGAGCATCTTTCTGCGCGGCAAGAAGTTCTAATTGACCCCGCAATACAGGGTCAAGGGTGTCCCAATCGCCTAAGTATTTTTCTTTGAGCTGATCAAGAGTGCTTAATTCTTGTCCCATGCGCTGCAAATCTCGTATTTGCTTTTCCAGATCAGCGACTTCTCCTCCCGCCAATTGCCGACTGGCGATTTGACGAACATCAAGAGCTCCAAGGCCTTCAAATGCAGCCTGGCCAGCGACGCCGCCAATCTGCAGTGCTCGAGCACGACGCTTTGCGATGTCCTCGGTGATCTCGCGAGAAGCACGCTGAAGAGGGGTTTCGGTCGGACCGCCAACGCCGCCAGGGCTTGTGACCTCACTCAGCAACGAGGCCGCCTCCTCCCTAAGTTTTTTGACTGTTTTATCGAATTCTTGGCGAACAGTCTGCCCTTCAAGTTTGATAGCTTTTTGTTGTTCATCGTAAACTTTTTTGCTTACTTCTCCAAATTTCAAGCGCAAGTCAAGCTGGGCCTGCTCATTGCGAAGAATCTGTTCTGCGGTAAGAAAGGCAGCGGCAGCTTTCGCTGTTTCTGTTTCTGCCAATGATTCACTTAAGCGACCTTGCTTTGCCAGAACTTCATTTTGAGCATTTAACTGACCGAGCAATTCATTGAATAAGTCTTTTCTTTCACGCGCAGCAGCTTTGTCATCGCGACCGCCAGCCCCGGCGCCCTGGCGGAAGTTTGTCCTGCCGCCAGAAAGGTCAAGCGCTGGTATCTCGGGCATCATGGCGCCAAGCCCGCTAAATGCCTGATCAATAGCACCAGTGATTCCAGATGCTATGCCTTTTACGATTTTGCCCTGATTGAAAGCTGCATCAATTCCAACGCCCAAGCCCGCAACAAGTGCTGCAATGACGCCCGGCTTGCTTTTTATGAAACCAGCCGCGCCCGCAAGTAAATTAGCGGCAGTAAGAGCCTTTAAGGCCTTGATAAGCGCTCCTGTAACAGTAATAGCAGCTCTCGCGCCAGCGATGAACGCTCCGAACACTTGCAATCCGGCAAACACGACCAGTGAGCCAACGAGCCCATCCACGACTCCCTTAAGAATTCCGCCTTGCTGATAAGCCTTGCGGAAGCCGTCTACCAAGGAAGGAAGCGCCCTGGCGATTGCGGTAAGGGCAGGTGTTATTGATACCAGGAAACCGGTAAAGACTTCCTGCAGCTGTGCACCTAATGGTTGAAGCGCCTTGCCAACATTCAGCCTCATATCGTTAAATGCAACATTTAATCGAGCGCCTGCATCTTCTGACGATTTTGCAATTTTTAATGCAGTCTGACCGTACCTGCCTCCAGCTAGCTCTAAAAACTTCATCAAATCGTTCAGACCAACCTTCCCTTGCTCCAGGGCTTTTTGCAATTCGGGGCCCGTTCTTCCGGTTGCCTGTGCAAACAACGTGAATGTGCCAGGCAATCTTTCAGCGATTTGATTTAGCTCTTCAGCGCTAACCTTGCCTTTTGAGAATACCTGCGTCAAAGCGAGCAATGCGCCATCAACTTGTTCAGCACCGCCACCCGTAGCCTTAATCGCTTCGGTCATGGACCTGAAGGCAAAAATGGAGTCGTTCACATTGCCGCCGGCACCCAGCACGGCAGCGCTCAAGCGCGTCAATCCTCTGGTGGCTTCTGTCTGAGGAACGTTGAGATCACGAGTAACCAAAGCAGCGGCTGCAATCGCCCTGTTGTAATCATCTTGATTGCCAACAATTCCGCGCAAGGCAATTTGCAACTTTCCGATTTGGGCTGCATAATCAGCCGTGCCAGCAATCTGCTGCCTGAACATTCCAAGCTGGGCGCCAGCGGCAGAGCCAGCAAATGCGCCGCCAACGATTCCTAAGCCCGGTATCGAAGCGCCAAGAGCAGCGCCGCCCAAGCCGCCCAGGAAGCCCTCAGGGCCGCCGAAGATGCCACCGGAAATTACGGCGCCAGCGGTTTGAACGGCTTGACCCGGCGTGATACGACCACGACGGCGGCGTTCTCGAGCATCAAGCTGACGGTCAAAAGCGGCAAGCTCATCATCAAAGGATTTCTGCCTAACACGACCCTCAAGGTCAAGCCCTTCAAGCAGTTTTTCAATATGCAAATCATCGTACCTGGATTGTATTTCGGCTCGCTGAACGCGAGCGTTTTCGTAAATCTTATTTACATCATTCAGCGATCTTTCAATTGCCTCTTCCGCCCTACGAGCAGCCTCAGGGAAGGGCTCTGGACCGATCGGCCGTGCATATGCCTGCTCTTGAACGCGAATGCGATCTGGCGTGCGAGCGCCACGGGCGATCATTGCACCGGTGGCAGGATCTCGGAAGCCGCCAACACCAGGCGCCATCGGGCCCTGAGTGCGGTAGTACTCCTGGATCGTTTCCAGCTTTGCAGCTCGACGCTCTGCCCCGGCCTGGGCAATGTTCAGACGGTTGAACGCTTCGGCGGTCCCAAGCAACTCAGTGCGCAGTTCCCGTTGAACTGCTGCCATTTGCATCGAAACACGGGTGTAATCCGCACTTCCTCTTTCAACATTGTTCAATTGCGCGGACAGCTCAGATAACTGCTGTTCGAGCGCTGCGGTTGTATTAGGCAGATCAGGCAGCCTTGATGGATCTGCATAGCCAGCAGTGAATTCGCGGCTTTGATATGCGCGAAAGCCTGCGATAACATTTGCTCGACCGGTTCTGCCAGCCTGCGTCATCGACAGAAGCTGAATTCTTTCCAGCGTCTGTAGGTACTGCTCTGAGTCAAAACGCAATTCCGCCATTCCACGGCGAAGAATCGAGATTTGGCTTGCAAGACGCTCTGGTGTCGCGCCAAAACCACCTGTCAGAGTGCGACTGAACTGTTGAGCTTCGGTGGTCAGGCCGGTCAGGCGAGTGCGAGCAGTCTCGATGTCTCGCCCAAGTTGAGCAAAAGCGGATGACCCGGGCCTGGTCTGCTGCTGAAGGGCACCAAAAGCCTGAATCTGGCGACGCAATGCATCTGCATTGCGCTCCGATGCAGATGTCGACGCGAGGACTGCCTGCCGCTGTTGATCAATGGTGGCGGTAGTGCCGCGCATTTCAGTTTCAAGCCTATTTATGTCGTCATTAAGCCTTCTATATGTCGCGCTATTGATGTCAGCTTGCGTCTTGAGACCGCGCAACGCCTCAAGCTGACCCTTGATCAACTGCTCGCTGCGAGCCGAAGCATCGCTATATTCATTGATGCTTCGACGAACACGTTCGATAGCCGAAGTAGTAGGCCCATCAAGCGTCTTCTGCAGATCCTTGAAGGCGCTGCTGACCTTGTCCAGGCCCTGCAGACCTTCGATGCCAAGGCGGACCAGGATGTCGGTGATCTGCCTAGGCGCCATCCTTGTTCTCCTTGGCGAGCTCGGTGAGAGCGGCTGCTTCCATTACCCGCAGCCCCTCCATCATCTCGAGGCGATCATCCACCGAGTATAGATCCAACAAGCCGCCTGGCATCAGAAGCACCTCGTATTTCAACCCGAGGTAGCCCGCCATTGTTGTATTCCATTGTGTTTGCATTCGTAAAAACATCATCACGGTATCCCAGTTCTCGTCCCACACCTCAAATTGTTCTTCTTTGTACTCCTCCGGCTCTGCAGGAAGAACAATGCCAAATGCGGCAGCATCCTCCCCGCTTTTATCTTCTACACGCTTGCCGCCTTTCGTCCAAAAAATAGCGGCCTCTTTTAGTTTCCCGCTTTTGCTCCATCAAAGGTTTCGGTATATGCTTTGAGCACACCACGAATCCAGTAAGGATCGTCAGAGAATTCTTTCAGCGCTTCCATCGAAAATGGCACTTCCTTGCCGTCTTCGTCGGTGATTCCGTCCCATCCAAGCACTACAGACTTGAGAAGCTGCAGGTCGCCCTTCTCGGACAGCTTGCTAAATTCGCTACGTCCAAGACGCTTAAATACGACATCAAAAGTACTCGAATCAAAAGTGCCGCCGTCGGTGGGCTCTTCGACGGTAACGGGCCATTTGAAAGTCTTGACCTTTTTGCGGACAAACGCCATTGACTGGAAGGCACTGCTCACCAATCATACACGCAATAAAAAAGGGGCGACCATGGCGCCGCCCCTCTTGAATTGGCCTGCCTGCCGAATCAAGTATAAACAATGCTGAATTCGTCATTACCGCTTGTGCTAGGCACAGCGGTGTAAGGAATGTTCAGCATGTGAATTCCGTCTTGATCGCTGTAGGACACATCGCCGATGTCGATCCTGGTGGAGGCGAAGTCAACGATGTTGCCAGCAGTCTGACCGTGCTGGAACAGCAGGTTGCCCAGGCTGCCATCGCTCAGGGCAGCAGTGAAGTAGTTCTTTGTGGCCATGGTGACGGCCTCGAGAACCACGGTGCCAGTGGCAGCGCGATCGGTCAGCAGCACCTCTTTGGTGCAGCCGACAAGCTCGCGGTAGACCAAGGTGTTGCCCACGTCGAACGTTACAGACTGCAAACAACCTGCATAGGACAGCAGCTGGAAGTCTGTGGTGTTTCCGTTCTTGAACACCAGAGGAGTGGCCTGATTGGCATAAGTCACAGCCGGCAGAGCAGTGTCGGTCGGCGTGTTGTAAATGCCAGTAAAGGTAAAATCGATCGTTGGAATCTGACCAACGGTGCCGTTAATACTGAAAGTTCCACGAGCACCAGTGACCTTATGCAGAACACCATCAATGTTGTAATAGATGGTTGCGCTGCTAAAGGAAGAGCTCACCGGGGCGTAAGTGACGCTTGTGGTGGCGACGATCGTTTCGCTCAGGCCACAAGCCTTCAAGGCCTTGCCGTAGCGAGGAGCGGTGCCAGCGGTGCCGGAGCCGGCCAGCTCAACGCTGAAGGTGCATTCCACCCGGGTATTGGCCAGAAGCTGCTCTGAAGCGCCCAGGTAAGGACGAATCAGATCGCGGCTGACAACGTCACTCTGCAGAGGAGTGATGTTCAGATCCCTCACCAGCACCGCGTCGGCGCCGTCTGGAGTCGGATCCGTCCCGTAGGTCGATTCCGTCTCCAGCAGAATCAGACGCTTGCGAGTCAGAAGAGCCATTGGAAATTACCTCTTGGGTTTCAGGGGGAGCGGTCCGTTCAACAAGGACGCGGACGCCAGTTTCGGGATCAAGGATGTAGGAGCCACCCTGCCCATGGAACTCATCAATCATGGTAGTCGCCTCAGGTTGAAAGATCGCCCACTGAAGTGCGGTAACGAACAATGTAAATAGAAAAGATAACACCAACCGGTTGGTCGGCATCTTGCATTGTGAATTCTGTTTCTCCGGGCTGAACGTCAATTGCTAATCCACCAAGAGTGAGATCAGCCATGATGGCGGAATGAGCTGCGGCAATAACTGGATCTGCGAGTTGATCGGGAATCTCTCCGCGAACAATCACAGCAACCCTTACTTGCATCGAGTGATCGAGCGTCGGCAGTGAGGTGTTCTGCTCGACGTCGTTGCGCACTGGCTCGACAATCACCGCTGGAGACTCGCCCCGAGTCAGCGGCGTCACCCTGCTGCGATAAACAGTTGCATCAAGGCGACTGGATCGAGCTAGGACCGCCCGTATGGCTTCAAGAATTTTTTCGCGTTTAGTCGACATTAGGAAACTTCAGATGCAAGAATGCGAGCACGTTTCAGGGTGATGTTTTGTGCACCACTATGATTAGCAATCATCAAAGAAATTTCATCATTTGCGGCCATGCTGATCATCCAACTTGTAACTAGCTTGGCCTCTGCGCCAGCGCTTCCAGTGAAAGCGCGGCATTCTGTCTCGTTAATAGCAGTACCATTCTTTGCCAGTTTAATTCCTAAAATTTGATTGTTATTTGCGGTAGCGTCAATGCTGCCGTAAAATCGCATTAACTGGGTAGCGCCGCTAGTGTTTTTTAATCCAAAAAGATCACTTGACCCGAGAGACATGCCAAAGGCTGTTGTGTTGTCAAATGTAGCTGTCAATCCAGTTGTCTTGTAGACCCCCTGAGTTAATCCACTTATTGTTCCATCGGTCATTTTACTTGCCTGCCCTCTGACAGCAAAAGAAGTAAGGTAATAAGGTAAATCATTCCAAGAGCTGACGCCGTTGCCCACTTTAAAACTGCGGGTATCGCTTTCAATCCCTACCTCGCCATCAAGCAAAATTGGATTCACCGATGTCCAGACGGCGGCCTGATCATGCCGCAACTGAAACCGAGAGATGCTGCTCATGCCCCGCCACCACTGAGAACGTTGCCATCAATGTAATCGGTGCCGGCGGATCCTCCATCGATGACTGGATTCAGTTGCTCAATGCCCAGATCATCGATTTCTGCATCGGCTCCATTACTATTCATAACGGTACTAGTCACTGATGTTTGAACGTCCACGTCTCTTTGCAGGCTTATCTGAACAAATACTCCATCGTGAACCAATTGCGTAGCGCGAACCGTATACGGAACGCCGTTAACGCTGACTTGCGATCCATAAAGCAAATGCCCAAACTCTGACGCCGCACAAGTCAGCGTATAGTCCGTCGTAATAATCTGATTGTCAATGATCATTTCGCTCGGCATATCAAAAATGCCGACGCCAGAAATGGCGCCACTGACAACAGTGACGCCAAAATCTGCCATATAAATAGCAGGATCGTCTACGATCACTGATACTTCTTGGCGCCGAAACCGGTAACCGAAATGATCGAGCTAGCGGTGCCAGTCTCGGTGTGGATGTTCACGCGCACATAACGCTTCACATCGTCTTTCGAGATGGTCACGGAGCCGAGATATGCCGCGTTGGCAATGTCGGTAAAAGCACCGCCGGTGATGGCTTCGTAGCCACTGCCACTCGCGTCGCTGTGCTCCAGGCGCACCGAGAAGCCAGCAGAAGCGCCAGCGGCCGTTGCCTGCATCACGAACACGACGTCGCCGTCATAGCCCATCAGATCCACACCACTGCCGGCGCCGGTGGCCGTCACGGTTGCGGGGGCATAAGCGCTGAAGTGCTGCAGCGCTTCAAAATTGCGTTGGCTCAGAGCCATGGATCAGTCCTCCTGGGAAAGTGGTTTGATGGTGCGACGCACAGCAGGCTTCTTCACCTCTGGTGCGGGCATGGGGCAAACAGGCTCTGGAGGCGCAGGTGCCTCGCAGCGCACAGCTCGACTGAGGCCAACCAAGAGCTGGCCTTCACTCTCGGAGAGGTCGAGCACCTCACCGGTTGCCCGGGAGGTGCCGCGAACCATCACGTCAGTGGTCAGCTTGAACCAGCTCATCAGGCGTTGCCGGAGCCGAACACGAAAGCACCGGGGTTGCGAACACCGAAGTCCACATCCTGGAAAGCCACGATGCGAGTGGTGCCCTTGGTGCTGTTGCTGTAGGGATCGACGGTGATGTCGACGCCGGACCAGAAGCCGAAGATGGCCTGGCTGAAGTCGCCGAAGATCACGTTCGAGCCGATCAGCTGGTTCGACACGCGAGCGCCGTAACCGTTGACCTCGTTGTTCTCCCAGATGAACCGCTCGCTGTTGGTGTTGCGCAGGGTCTGCTTCAGAGCACCGCGAACGTGAGCGTTGCCCACATAGAACATCGAATCCACGTCCAGGTTGGCCACCGAGACGGTGGTCTCCATGTTGACGTAGTCGGCGAAGTTGCCGAAGTAGTAGGTGGTGCCGTCGATGGCTTTGTTGGTATCAGCGTTGCTGGCCAGGGTCTCCGAGCCAACACCGGTGATGTTCTTGATGCCCAGCAGAGCGGAGGAACCACCCAGGCCGTAGATGCCGGAGTAGTCGATCGCCAGGGCGATGGACTCAGCCAGGTCAGCGCGAACCATGGCCTCGACATCCATCGAAGCCTGTTGCATCAGGCGACGGGTGATGTCAACGAAACCGCCCAGCGACTTGGGGGTCATCGAGATCTGACCCAGGGTCATTGCGCTCTCGGTGACAGCGACGTCCTCACCCACCCAGTAGGCGGTGGTGGCGCCGGTCTTCTTGGGGATGTCCACGTTGCCGACCAGGCCGGTCAGAGTGGTGACATTCAGGCCCAGCAGAGCGGAGCGGTTGCGAACCAGGTCGATGAACGAACCGGTCAGCAGTTGGGTATCGACCAGGTAGCCGCCAGCGGTAGCGGTGCCGACGTTCTGGGAGCGAATAGCAGGAGCGGACAGCACGTCCCAGGGCATCACAACGCCCTTGGCAGCGCGGCCGAGCTTACCTTCGGCGGCCTTGGAGCACTCGATCTCGAAAGCAGCAGCTTCACGAGCGGAGCGGTCGGTGGGATCAGCCAGGTGACGGATCACGTTCATCAGGCTGTAGCGCTTGACCTCTTGCTGGGTCAGGCCGATGGCAGCAGCGCCGTCATCGTGAATGCGGCCCTGGAACTCCTTGCGGCTGCGGCCGAGTTGGGTCAGGACGGCCTCGCGAGCCTGATCGACGGAAGCGTCGTCGTTGATCAGCTTGTCAGCCAGCTCAGCGCCGACCTGATGCTGTTCGCACATAGCGCGAATGGTGGCAACCCGATCGCGCTCAGCAGCCCGAGCGGCGGATTGCACCTCTTTGATGTCGATGGATTGTTCCATTGTTGAGGGCACAGGTTGTTTTTCAGTACCGCGCTCGGCGGACTGCTCGTGGTCAAGCATAACGTCAGCAGCTTCTACAACATCAAGGGCACGTCCGAGGCCAACCGATTGATCAGCCGGAACGCTTACAGATGATACTTCTAGTACATTCCATTTTGTAACAAGGAAATCGCCGTTTGACGATTCGCGCACATCTGCAATTTCGTACGCAAAAGACACATTGCGAACGATTCCTGCTTCGATGTCGCGGCGGCGCTTGTACTCCTCGGTGCCCTTCTCCATCGTGTTTGGGCTCCACTTGACGGTCGCATAAAGCCGGCGGTCGTCGCCCAGCCAAGCCTTCTCGGCCACGCCCAGCACCACGTCACGGTTGTGGTTCCACAGCCACGCACCACCGTCGTTCATGCGGCTCAGGTCCATCGACTCAGCGTCGTGCACCAGCACCTCACGCCCCCACCAGCGCTCCACCGGAGCCTCAGAGCTGAATGAGAAGGTCAGGCGATCGTCCGCCTTCTCCTCGACGCGCATGCCCTGGGCGACCTCGCGCTTCAGGCCCTCCTTGTTGATCCGCTTCAGGTCAAGTTTCATGACACGCTCGCCAGTGGCCTCCTCGAAAAGGATTGGCTGGTAGTCGTTGTCATCCAACCACTGCCTTGCCTCGGACACGCTAAAGCGAGAGGCGTCGAATCGAATTGCTTGCAGTCGCACCGGCTCGTCTTCATTGATGCCATAAATCGCATCAACGCCTGCGCCAAGGTCGTCATTCACCCGGCGGAACCGCTCAAACATGCCCGGGTCCAGCAGCCGAGCGGCGTGCTCGTTCGGGTAAGGGCGACCTTCCTCGCCATCAATCGGTTGGATCTTGGTGAGTGTGCTGAACCGGTGGCCCACCATCACCTCAGTGGGCTCGCCATCCCGATAGATCCGAATCAACGCAGCCGGGTCCTCTTCGGTGGCATCGATGCTGAATTCGCTGTCAGGCACGCCCAGGGTGCCCTCACGCATGATGTGCTCGATTCGACCACGAGCCCGACCGCCACTCGAGTCCCAACTGACAAAATCCCCTTCTTTCAATTCGTCAGGGGCTGCGCGAAGTTCCATAGAGCGTTCTTGTGCTGCCTTGATGCTATCGGCCTTCGCATCACTCCACCTTTTTCCTGCATCACCGCCCCAAGCAGCCCAAGCCACGCGACCTGGTGATGGATAGCCGTCCTCGTCAGGACTAAAGCCCTGGCCCTGCTTATCCACCTCGTGCCTGGCGAACCATGCCGACATCGTGATCACGGTGTCAGCACTGAGCTCGTCACCGCTCAAGATTTGCCGGGCCCGGGTGGCGGCCACATCAGTGCCACCATCGCGCCCCTCTTCTTTCCATGCCTGATAACGCTCAGCCTCCTCGCGCATGCCCTCGGTGGGCATCAGGTCGATCTCGACCCCATTGACCTCAGCCATCTTTCTGCGCGCGAGCAAGGTTGGATAGATCAGACCGTAGCCGCACCGGCTGGCCCAGGTCATCGATCAATGGATCACTGACTGGAGCCTCGGGCTCTGGCGCTGGCTCAGGAGTCCCGGCCATCAGTCCGAGCTCCTCCTTGATTTCATTCTCTTTTGCAATCGTAGTAACGGTTTCCATGAAATCGTTGCCGGTGTATTCCATGATTTGCTCCGCATGCGTCTGAAGCTGCAGTGCACGCGCCATCTCGAGCGCCTTCATCTCCTTCGCGGGATCCACCCAGCTCCATGCCCGGGCCTGCCAATGCGGCGCGTTGTACCGCTCCGGCCTGGTCCACACATCCGAGAACATCGGCATCGGCAAGTCGGTGAGGGCGGCAGCCATAAGCCACTCCTCGAACACGCGCTGGTGGAACTGCTGGATCAGCATCGACTGGATCACGCGCCAGTGATCGCGGTCTTCGAGGATGCTCAGCCGGCTGCTGCTGTAATTCGACTCGCTGAAATCCTTGCTTAACGTTTCGTAACTACAGCCGAAACCAGCAGCAAATCGCCTGGCCAGGTTCCTGACCACGTTCTCGTACTGGTTGTCATCGGGGCCGAAGTCAGGCGGGATTGCCGTCTCCCCTGGCAGCAGGAAGTTGTAGCTGCCAGGCTCGGTGTTCCACAGCCGCTTGTCGCCCTCAAGCGCCGGTGAACCATCGCTTTC